TCCCATACACCACCATACATTCCAGGTTCTGAATATACTCGTCCACCTTCACCAATCTCTTCCCCTAGATATGTCGATTTACCAAATTCGAATCTGTACCCAGGAAAGAATGGTAAAATACTCCATCCTTTTGGTAGCTTTTCTCCTGGAATATAATCTCTGTATTCCGGAAGACCATCTGCATTAAATACTCTAAATACGTGACCTTCTCCGAATTTTGAAATATAATCCTCATATTGATCAGATCCAACAGGTTCTGCTAAGTTACGATAATTGAACTCAGCCTGTGGTTTCTTGTTCTTTCCAAATATGATTCTAGTCGAAAGAGTATTGGTCGTATCATTAACCGTCATATCAGTGATGTCTGCTAAGATCTTTCGTGCAATCCAATCGCCCTTCAAATATGTGAATGCTGCCTCAGTTGCAATGACATCATTATCACAATACTCAGCAACTTTTTCCCATAACTCTTTTGGAACAGGTTTATCCCATGGTAAACCTAACTCCTGGTGATGAGTTCCAGCTTTGATCAATTGAATCTCTGTTTCTGAGAAACCCTTTTTACGAAGTTTTTCTTCGGACTGATTTCCCATTTCAATTTCAAGCTTCTTTAAACTCTTTTTATTACCAGCAGACGCAAAGTCATATACATCAGTATAAGAAATATTGTATGCTTCGCTAAAGAACCCACCATTTTTATTGATGATCTTTTGACTAAGGTTATATAACTGCTCATTATTATATCCCAGCAACGCTGCATAAATAAGATGATTATCATATCTACGGCAATTGAAACCAATAAGTCTGAACTTTATAAGTTCTTCGATATCCTCTGGTTTAGGATTTATCATTCGAACCATCGGTTTATCAAGACCAGCAACCTTCCAATTAACCAAGAATAAATTCGGAAATACCTCAATATCATAAAACGCTATTGGTGTACTATCATTAGATATTGGATCCGAGCTTTCGTCAGATTTGAATTTCATCTCGTTTACCAACTTCAAACAGTAATCAGCTTTATTTGTACTGCCAGCCGCAAAAGCAATTACTGCATTTTTCATGTCCGATACGTCATAATGCATTCCGCTTTTATATGCATCCTCCAAGATCTTAAATATAAAGTCAATATTAGGCTTCGTTCCCGAATGAACTTCCTTGCACAAACATTTCTTAATAGTTGTACGTAAACCTTTTTCTGTCTGCATAACCTCCTTACTTATCATTTTTTTATCTCCTTTCATAGGTAAACCAGAGCTAATGTATGCTACAGAAATATCATTGCACTGTGTAAGCTTTCTCCGTAACGAACTTTTGCCCGTGAATACCTTTATCTCAATCCCATCCTCATATACCCTACTCAATTTAGATGTATCTCCTGAATAAATATAATGAAGATGTATTCCAGCCTCACTTTTACTTAATTCTGCATAAGTAGGAGGCCATTTACTTGCTGCTTCCAGGTTCTGTTCAAAGGATTTGTTACCATTTTTATCCTTCAGATCAAAATCAATAACTATATGATTCTCTGGAACCTTGACATAATGAAGTCTCGATGTGTTGAGATCTTTGAGTCTGGTTGTGACTTTGTCCCATGGTTTACTCGGAGTTTCCGCTGTAGTGGCGTACTGACCGAGACAATCGCAACAGTCCCTATCGAACACTGACTCTTGTTTTCTGAACTCGATCCAGGATCCTGATTTGTTTTCTCCATTTTCTCCCTCCGGATTTTTTTCACTTTCAAATTTATCTTTTCTAAAACCACTGTAATAACTTCTGACCCTAGTTCCATCTTCAAGATTAAATCTCTCATCAAAATTCCAAAAATAGTTTTTAAGCTCTTCTTTGAAATTTCTTTGAGAATATGGATAAGGAACTTTAGCTTCTTCGCAGTATGTTTTATACATTTCCCATGCTGCTTTAAGTGTAGTTCCATCTTCTTTAAGAAATACACTGTAAGAGTCAATTACAAAGTTATAGAAATCATTTGATGCACCCAACATAGATATAGGTATGTAATTATCATACCTTGCCGGATCACTTAAATACACTTCTTTACAATGATAAGCAATTGCTCCTAATTCAAAGCATACCTGCTTCATTACAGTTTTGTATTCCTTATTACTTAACTTATTACCCGATGGTGAAACATCAATTAAACGTCTTATAAGACCTGACTTACCATCAGTAATCCTAACAGGTTTATTTGTTCCCATAAATAAGAAACATTTAAATCTGTTGGAATATGTTGATTTGAATTTCTCGTTAACTGTCATAAGCTCATGAGAAACCAAACTGTTAAGCCTTGTATTATCTTCAATATGAGATAAGTCGCCATCATGCTGAATTGCAACTAAAGGATTATTTTTGAAAGCTTCTAATGCAAATGAATTACTTGTTGATCCTAATGCTTTAGCATCAAATACAGAATAATATCCATCAAATAGCATCTGAATAATATTAAGAATAGTAGATTTACCTGTACCAGCTGATCCATAAAGAACCAAGAATTTCTGTATCGTTTTAGAATCTCCAGCAACAATCGATCCAATAGCCCATTCAATCTTATGCCGTTCTTCTTCAGAATATAAAGTTGAAATAAGCTTATCATACGCAGATATATCTCCAGGTTCTAAAGGATAATTGAGCCTCTTACTAGCATAGTCTTTCTTGTTCGTAACACTGTTCTCAAATATCAATGTTTCATCGAGCATGTGAAAGGAATCCCTCATCTGCTTCTGACAATACCTATGCCAAGCATCAATCATTCCAGATTCAGAATCCCACATATGCAATACCTTAACATTACTATCGAACTTATGTTTATTTTCAGCAGCAAATTTGTCTAACTCGAAGTCGATCAATTCAAGAGCATCTGATTCATTGGTGGACCATAATCCAAGCTCTTCATTCCAAATAGCATAGAAATCACCGCCTCGTATCATCAGATCTGAGGATTTGGGATATAATCGAAATTTAGGATATATCTCTACGGTACCACGTTTTGTAGCTCGTGTAGAGATTATTAAAAAATCAATCACATTTTATTCCCCTTTCTGCTGCTTCAGTACCTCGATCTCCTCTGTTAAACTGTCAATTTTCTTGTTTGTAATCTTGCTCTGAACATGAAGTAACGCTACACATCCAGTAATCATTAATGACGCCATAATAACATTACGATTAATGATCCTCTGATGTCCTAAATTTCTCTCAATATTTCTAATGTCAATACGAGACTCTCTCAAACCATCAAATATATAATTACAAAATTCATTCATAACTATCAAACCTCCTTTAGTTGTCTCCATATCGATAATCCAAATACCAGCATAACTGATTCCAGATCTCGACTTTTCTTAAATCTTTATCACAATCTTTAATATGGAATAATCCACCTGTACCATCTGGTTCATATTTTCTGTTTAAAAATCTTTCGACGATACTATCTACCTTATCATAATCAAATCGAGTATCATTCATAGAAGATAATCCAAGATTTTTAATCATGCCCCAAAACCATTGTTTTGTACGATCACCATATCTAGGATCAGTCATTATAGTTTTCTCACATCTTACAGCCAAAGCTACAAGCATCTCTAACATACTACACGGCTTTTCCATATAAGGAGCTTGTCTTCCTTCTACTGGATGAACAAATTCTAATCTTAGATCTTCCCCGTCCCTAGCTCGATTTAGATCTTTCTTAAGAACGTATCTAAATGGCTTTTCATATAAATATATCATGAGTTCACTGTATGTTACCGGCTCATTCATATCTAATACGATACTACATAGCCATAAAAAATACTGATTCTCACTACTAATGTCCGAATACATCTGCGAACTTCCTTGTATCTTTCTGGATCTCGTAATCACACTCGTGTCTGTCATTTCTTACAAATACGGTATCGTCTTCATACTCTCCAAAATGATTTAACGAATCGTTACCAATAACTTCATCAACATTATCTACAATAATTCCAGTCTCATCTGTAAGAATACCATCACTGTAGTATGTTAACGTATTTGTTTCATAATCGTCCTGATCTCCGAATTCATCCGGAGTGATAATATAAGGATCTTCAATCTTCATATCGTACTTACCTCCTTCTCTGTCTCTCTGTCTCATATAACCTAACTCTTCAATTCTTTTTTTGTAATCTTCAGTATGATCTTCTTTAACTACGCTGTTTTCAATAGGTTCATCTTTCTGATCATCTGGCTCTTCTTTTTCAATGTTATGAGACTTTTTCAAATATAAATCTCGAATTTCTTCAATTTCATCCTGAGCCATCTGCTCGTACTTGGTTTTTACAAATGCCCAGGTTGCAACTGTGCCTATAATTGCTCCTGCTGAAAATATCAGCAGATTTTTTAATTGTTCGTTCATGTCTAACTCCTTTCAATTATAACTTGAGAAGTAATGATTTCCTACCTGGTACATAGGAACCCCATAATTCGAATAATGACTGGTTCTAAAGAATATGACATCAGAATTAGTTCTATAATCAAGCTCTTCGAGAACTAACGCATAAATATCATCTTTAACATAGCATCTATTTATTCGCCCATTCCACATAGATGAAAACTGATTTGCTTGATATACAACACCGTTCACGCTATTTGGAAAATATCCAGAATCCACACGATTTAAGATAGTGTCTATTACAAGTCTTTTTCCTTCTTCCGGTTCGCCCTCAGCTTCTGCCATTACTACCATAGATATCAGTTCGATGTCTGATGTAGGAATTGAATATGACATAACTTCTGTAGTTTCTTCCTCTGTTTTCATTACAGTTTCGACTACCCTTATCTCTTTGTTAGGATTAAACTCTTCACCATATGGTGCTATAGATGCTTTAACTGTATTTGATCTTCCAGCTTTAATATCAATCGACGTTTGATGCGTGCACAACACCAATATCGATGAAATAACAAGCATTATAGTTGCTCTGGCTAGTTTTTTAATCATTAGAAACCTCCTTAGTAAATAGTATCTTCAAAGATCCAAGGATAGTCTAACATATCCCTGTATAAATATCCAGACCCGAGTCCATCGAGTCCTGACATTCAGATCAGATCCAAAATATTTCCATCTACATTGAAATCGAGAATAATAGTCTTTTCCAATCCATTTACAAATCTCCGATTAGCATCCTTGTAAATATCGTAAATACCGAAGTCAATATAATTGTCACCGATAGGATTCTTTTCGTCATAAATCCATCCTACAATGTTACCAGCTTTTGTTCGATCAATACCAAGTAAATCATACACTTCATTCAAGAATACATGACCTCTGGATTTAAGAATTTCATTTGCGTAATCCTGCTGCTTCCTTAAGAATAACAGATTGTATTCCGGATCTTTTTCCCATCCTCGACATCCATCATCAAAGAATTTTGCATATGGACTGTACATAGCAAGTCCGTCTGTAATCTCAACTGTCTTCTTAACAGTCTTTTCTTTACCTTTCTCGTCCGTAACAGTCTCTTCAACTTCCTGCTTTGTAATATTATACTTTAATTCACGATCTAAATCGGCACCAAATTTCTCGATAACCTTGTTACGATACTCTTTAAAGCTTGTCTCCATTGCTGTATAAGCAGCTGCTAATGCTACACTTCTCTTTCTGAGAATGTTGTGTCCTGCTAAAATACTAGCAATTGATAAAGTACCAACTGCAATGGCCGGACCATATAACTTAACAAATTTAACAGCTGTCTGAGCGTAAACAATAGCTGTGTCTTTCTTTGAATCTTCATCTGAATATGTCACAACACCATTACTTGTCTTGATTTCACCTTTTTCAGTAGCCTGATGAATCTTATCAAGTTGATCATTTGTATCATCTATGATCTCACTTACTTTTGTGGTAGCTTTACATGCTAATACCGCACCTGCTACCGTTCCAATGATACCGGTAACTACTAAAATTTCTGGACTGTGCTTTTTAACTTTAAGACCAAACTTATTGAATGATCTACTCATATTTGATAACAATTCATTTTTATTCATAATGTTTCTCCTCTTTTCTTATTTTACTTTAATATAAACAGAAGCTATTAAACCAATACCTAAACTCGCAGTTACTAATCCTAAGATCAGTCTGTTCTGAGAGTTTAATAGAATTTCCTTACAAGATTCAATTCTATTATTCATGTACTGTTTAATCCCCTTTCCTACCTTTTTAATGAACTTCATATAATGAACCTCCTTAGTCGATCAATCTTGCTCTAGGAAATTTGAGCAAATATCCGTCTCGAGTATGCACTACTTCAGCATTTCGTACATTTGTCCATCCGTATTTATTATCCGTGAAATTACCGGATACACCAACAAGATCATACAAATCAGCAATTGATGCTACCCCATATGCCTCCACAAGCTCGGACATAGCCAATATTACCTCTTCTGCTTCTGATCTAGTCGATAAGATAATATCATCATAACTGTATCCTGTATTTGTTGATCTAGAAGGTTCTCGATAACTGTATTTTTTATCTCTCGGATCCGAATAATTTCTGTAAGATATATATGAAGTTCTCGTATTATTCTGTCTAGACTTACCAGAACCTCCATATAATATCATGTCAATACCATCTGTAACAATATCTGAAATCGCCTTCTTCAATGCAGGTATCAGCACTTCAGATACTACGTAAGATTTGACATTAGCCGCATCTTCTGATATGAATGTATCAGCAAATTTACGTACTCCATTCTTACGTTTCACAGCTGTTGTAGTGACAATCTTTTCTACTTTTTTCTTAGTTTCTAGCTGATTTTCTTCAGCCTGTTCTTTTTTGTATTTATTTGAATTAGGTTTGTACTGTTCGTCCATTATTCAACCTCCTTTCAACTTATTAATTGAATTTTCCCGGACAATGTAATTTTTGAGTTAGCTGCTTTCTTTGTTTGCTTCTTGAACTGAAATATCAAGTTAGATCTCGCTTTACTTTCAGAAGTAGCTACTGTTTCTCCGATCCATCTATTAGATATAATTCGTCCGAATTCCAAAACTGGACCCTCATAATAGTATCTATTCATATATTCCTCCTGCCTGAAGAAAAAAAAGAAGAGTATCTATTCGACACTCCTCCTTTGTTCAACATACCTACTGCTCTTCTTCGACTTCACCTTCGAACTCCTCAGTATCGTCACCTTCGAAAATATCGTCCTCAAAATCATCAGGTTCAATGATTGTGTAACCTTCTGCTCTAAGCTTATCGATTTTCCGCTGTTTAATCTTGTCTCTCTGGCTATAGATGAAAGCTGCAACACCCACACCAATAGCTACAATTCCAATTCCTACAGCAGCTAAAACCTTAGCTGAGTCATCGGATCCACTTTCAGTTACCTCTTTTTCTGCTGGTACTAAATCCTCGATAATCATTTCTTCGTTCATTTCCATAATAAAATCTCCTTTCGAAATAAGTAATGTTTTCTCATAATATAGCTTGTAAATCTTGCGAATTAAAGTAACTTAGAAAAGTCGTACTTAGGCGCGATCAAATAATCAATAACAATACATGGCGTATTATCTTCAGCGATCTGAGCACTGATACTAATATCGATCATTCCGTCATCAACATTCCATCCAAGTTCATCGCCAAGAGTTGTTGTGCTAAGACCTAAAGCTGAATAGAACTGATTAAGCGAAATATACATTTCACTAAGCATTTGTCGATTCAATTCATTTACAACTTTATTGATCTGATCGACATCTGATCTAAAATATCTTCCTGAGATTGCGTCATAGCACAAGGTGTTGCCCTTTTCTGTAATGATTACATCTCCGCTTTTTGATACCGGATGTTCGTCAATCTTTTCCTTTGCAATTTTATCTTTAATTACCTGATCCTTCTTTTCACCGATAGTCTCAATAACCTTTTCTTTATAATCGGATAATGCTGCCTGTGATAACTGATATGCAGTTGCCAATGCCGCATTACGTCTTGCATTTACAGAACTTGCTCCGATTAAACAAGCTACTGATGTTATGCCTGTAATAGCAGCTGGAACATAAGGTTTCCATGCAACCTTAATTACTTCAAGTGGTTTCAATGTGTCCACATGCGTACATATCGAATAATTTCTCTTTGATGCCTCTTCCAGATTCTTTCTGTTCTGTTCTCTCTTCTCATCTTCGATCAGAATTAAAGCCTTCGGCGTTGCTTTAACAGCCAAGACAGTTGTAGTAATCATTCCTGCAATGCCAATTCCTGTAAGTATCTCAGGTGCATGTTTAACAACTTCATCTTTTACATTATTAAATATAATATTAAAATTTTTCTTCATGTTTTCTCCTTTCTTTTATGAACGAAACAAAGAGCCCTTGTTAGGACTCCTTATTTAAATCGCCGAGAATATCATTCTTGATATCTTCTTTCATCATCTGACGATCCTGGTCTGCCTTTATACTTCCTACTATCGTTCCTGCAATACTAAGAACTGCTACAGCAATCCCAAGAATTTTAGATGCATCAAGTTTCATCTTCATAATTCCTCACACTCCTTTCATAATAGAAGATGTTAATCTTGCGAAAATATAAAGAGATAGCAGGGAGTTTGAGTCCCCTTTCTTCAGATATTACTCTGCTGCTTTGACCTAGTTAAGCTACCTATCTCTCATAATAGTAGTTGTAATTTTCGCGAATTGAAAAAAAATGAAAATACCAAGTTTCCTCAGTATCTTCATTCAGAATGTTAATTCTTTCGGAACAGTCTATTCGTAAATGACTTTCCAACTGAAGTTGTGATCGTTCCAGTCTCTTCAAATTGGAAGCTTTTGATTGTTCCCCAGATGGTTATAGCTGACGGAATTACAAGTCCAGCTATACTTATTGCATAGCCTATCCATCGATGCTTTCTTTCTTCGTTCATCTGAGCTTCTTTAGTCTCCTGCTCTATTAATCTAGCACGAGATTTTTCCTCAGAATCACGATTAAGTTTCTCGATCTCAATGGCTTTATCAATAAGTATAGTTACCGCATGCAATTCAGCCTTATATTCATCAGAAGTTACATCTCCACCTTCCATACATCCTAAAAGACTCTTAATCTCGTTATTCAGTTCTTTTTCATTTTCCATAATAAAACTCCTTTCATATACATTCTCATAAAAGAGCATGTTAACTTTGCGATTCATAATTATCAGAAAAATAATTAAACGGAAGATTGTATTTTGTCATGATTAAGGTTTTACTAAGCTGTTCAAGCATGCTATGTTCCACAAGATCAAGATAATTACCCTCATATGTATCAGATGTAACATTAAAATTATACTTACAATGTAGTAATTCATGAACTAATATCTTCTCAGCACAATATCGCATCATACAATCTCCGTAGGAACGAGGATTTATGATTCGGATAATACAACACTTGTTGACAAAATCAACGTGATTCTCTCCCATAATATCACAACCAGATTCAAACTGATCTGGTGTTACTACCTTTGCTCTAATGATCCAATCATTCAAAAATAGTTTGTCTTGCCAATATTTAAGATATAGGTCAAGTTCTGCCTGTGATGTGAAAATTTCTTTTGGTGCTTTCATAATAGTTCTCCTTTCATTCCTGCCAAAATATAAAAGGGAAAGGCTGTTTCCCGTTTTACGTTGCCTATATACAGCCATCGCTTCGTAGCTCGCTAATTTCCCTTGAAAGAGTAAGAATCTTGCCATACTATGATCTTAATAGATCTCCACCGTATCTAGTCACCCTAGGACTGTGGTTAATATTTTTAATCCCACGGGTCTTATTCTCTCTCATAATAGTAGTTGTAATTTTCGCGAATTAAAAAGACCCAATGTAGTTTTTACACTGAGTCTTGATCTTTAAATTAATTTAACTGTGTTCTTAAAAATAATCTTAACTTGATCAGTACCATCTTCAATGCATTCAAAGTCAACAAACTCACCAATAGTGCCGGATTTCCATCCAATAATCTGTGCTTCGATCTCTAATGGAAATCCTAATAATGTATACACATCATTCAAAGATATCCATCCTCTTCTAGCTAACAGATTATTGGCATAATTAAGCACACTATTTATTAACATTAAATTAAATTGTGCATCATCTGTCCATTTGACTGAATTCTTATCAAATATTTTTTCAAGCATAGTCGTCACTCCTTTCATAATTGAAAAAATAAGAGCCGAAGCCCTTACTTTCTTTTCTCATTAAGTTCCTTATATCCCTGAAGAATATCCCCAGTAATACAAACTATCAGAAAAATGTTCAAAAATCTAAATATGTTATATGTACACTCTGCTGGATTATCGATCGTGTTGCTAATTACAATACTTACAACACAAGCAATAACACCAACCAGTGATAATAATAATATACACACCATCGCTACTTTTTCTACAGTTCCTATTCTCTTGTTCTTCATAATAAAAGACCTCCTTTGTTTATTCCATAAAAGGGATTGTAGAATTTGCGAAAATATAAAAGAAAGAGTCCATTAGGACTCCTTCACCGTTTTCTTCATATTCTGTTTTTCTTTTTCTCATTCCATTTTGTCTAATTTCTCGAGAATCAAATTTAACTTCTCTGTCTGAGCGTCCATTGTGATCGCTTCAGCTATTAAGAGTTTCTTTGAATCTTCTAACAAACCAAGTAAGATCTGGTATGCTCTAAACTCGTCCTTATCAATGCCCATCACATCTAAGACCGAGATCAAGCCAGCCATCTCTTCCACTGCCTCGTCAACCTTTGATAAATACTCTTTAACCTGTTCCTTCATAATAGTTCTCCTTTCAAATATGAGTTAATATGTTCTCATAATAGTAATTGTAAATCTTGCGAAAGAAAAAATGAAGAGGGAAAGTTATCTTTGCGATAACCTCCCCTGATCATTTAATTTGTTTGCTTACTCTTATTGTAATTATTTGATGAGATACCGAGTAAAGTGCCCATCATAGTATCAAATGCTACTGCGATTGTAAGAACTGTATCTGTATACGGAATATTACAAGCAGCACCAATTACACCGTAGAATGTGATTAAAGCAGGTAAAGCAACAAGTGCAATCCACTTTAAAATATCATAGACATTATCTGGTAGTTTCATGATTATCACCTCCATAATTGCTGTTATGAATTGGGAGTTTATTTACTTCAGCCATTACTCTTTTAGCCGAACCATTTCCTCCCATTTTTTCATATGGTTTGTATAAGTACTCATATAAGTTTTCATACTCATCTTGAGTAATGTAACCTCTCTCCACATAAGTCATTCCAAGAAATATAATACGATCATGCGCTAATCCTATCAACATTTCAGTTTTAACATCTTTGTTTTCAGACTTCTTAGCAATGAAGGCCCACAGCCCAGATGAAGCCAAGACAGAGCTGAAGACTGTAACTACAATCTGAAGCCATGGTTCCATAATTTATTCTCCTTTAAAATATTATTTAGATAGTGTATGTGAATGCCCAATACATACCTGAGTTAGCTGGTAAATTAACTGCTGATCCATTATTCTTCTTAACATATCCAATACTAATTTCTCCGGAAGTGTTAATTCGGATCTGTCCAAAATATAATGCACTGAATCGGTGATATTCGATAATGTTGTATGTTGGAATACAGTCCGTTGGTAATGTGCCGATAGATACATACCCAGCTGATGTGGCTAATTCACTTAATACTGAAGAAACAGTACATGTTACAGTTACCGAATTGTATCTCTTATGAGCAATAACATTTCCACTATCAGACGCAATAATAGATCTATTTGTGATGTTAGTTTCGGCGTAAGAGCTCATATCAATTGGATTTAATAGATCGGGACCATCAATGCATATTTTACTACCTTTTATTGTTAATATTCCATCTGTCCAAAGATTTAATTTTTTCCTGGAACCAATATCAGTTATACCAAGGGAAAATGATTTTATAGCATTATGAGCATATAAAGATACTGCACAATCATATACACTTATTAATGCAGTATCATCTGTTTCACCGGCGGTATCAACTGCTTCATATGCATTAATAAGACCATCTTCGTTAATCTTCATATCCGCATATCCAACAAGCAAAGGTTCACCATCTGATACTGCTTTATATATAGGTACATTTACAGAAAATCCTTTAGTAAATTCACCACTTGATGCTTTTACATTTCCTGAGAATTCAGAATCTCCAGATCTATTTAACTTTAATCCGTTCGTATCAATATCTAAATTACCCTCCTCGTCTAAAGATAACTGAGGGCTCTGAATAACCAATTTGCCAGCTTTTGCAATCAGTGTGTTACCTTCGACATCTAACTCAGCGTTTAGTGTTTCAGTAACTGAACCGACAGCAACCATGTTATTTGTTGTGTTGTCAAGTACTGCAGTTGTGTAAGTAGTCTCTGTTGGGTTTGAAAACTCAACTCGTGACCGTGTCCAAATATAAGTGTCCTTTGTTCTAGCCGGAATTTCAGTAGACCAGGACCCTCCTGAGAGTTCAATATTACTGGTCGACAGATAGTATTCCGGAACAATGCTTGACACACTTTTTCCATCAGACACATCTACGATTGAGATTTGATTTTTTGCTTTGATTTCCATATCATCTTCTCCTTTGATATAAAATTTTTTATCTTTAGTTAAGCGCATTACTGCTCTAACTGACATGTATAAACAGCAGAGCTATCCACATCTGCTGCTGTTACTGTAATTGATTTAGACGTCCCTACAGACTCTGTAGAATCATTTTTATACCACTTAATAACCCCTAGACTACAAGTACCATCATCAGCAATGGTTACTTCAGAACCCCCAATATAAACATTAGCTGTTAGTACTGTGCTTCCGGAATTATTCTTAAATATATTCCCACTGCTAGAAGTTATAGTAAGTGTAATTGCATCTGTGCCTGAACTTCCAGAAATACACAATCCATCCTCTGAAGGAGTATATTTAGAAGTTCCATCTGCATACGTAACATGTGATCTTCTCCAAATATAAGTATTCTCAGACCATAATGGTTGATCAGTAGACCAGGACCCTCCTGAGAGTTCAGTTGGAGATGTAGAAATATAAAATTCTTCAGTACTATCAGTAATAGCATTCTCTAAACTTGTGCCGGATGATCCAAATTTAATGCTATCTGCAGAAATCTCAAGCTTGTAATCTCCATTTTGATCTTTGTAGAATTTCATAAATCTACTACTGTTACCAAATGCAATCTGACCTTCCTTATCCAGATAAGTACCAATCGTAGTATTATCTACTGAAGACTTAACTCCGGAATATAAAGCATTATCAGTAATGTGAAAACCGCCAATAGTAGCACCGAAAGCAACCAAGTCATCAACACTTATCTTTGTGGCGGTAATCGATTTAGCAAGTATTACACTACCATTAATGCTGTTATACTCGGTTTGATCAGCTTCAGTTGTAACACCATCTGTGTTCAACTTGTAATATAATCCGTCATTACCTTTTATTACAAGTTTATCAGCAACAACTGTACCACCCTCGATTAAATCACCTTTGATAGTAACGCCTACTAATTCGCCTGTAATACTGGTAGTACCAACAGTTAAATCTTTAATGATTCCCGATTCCGTAAATAACTTCTCTACGGCAGCCATACCAATGTTAGCAAAGTCAATATTAGCATACTTAAGATCTGCTTGTTCTGCTGATAATTTATTCGTCTCCAAAGAGGTAATACTGGCATCATGAGCAGTAAGAGTCCCTTTAATACTTACATTATCAGCTTGTAATGAGTCAATATCTGCGTCTACAGCTTCTAACTTACCGTTAATTGTTACATTCTGAGCTTTTAAGTCTGTAATATCAGCCTGATTAGCAGTTAATTTATCATTGATAGTTACATTGTCAGCTTTAAGATTTGTAATATCTGCGTTCATAGCTTCAAGATTACCTTTGACAGTAACATTATCCGCCTCGAGATTTGTAACTTTAGTATTTACTTCCTCAACTTCTTCTGTTCGTGCAGCTGGTGACGATAAATTTCCTGTAACAACAGCCATATGATTTTTGATCATAACTGTTACTCGTTCACCGTCTTTTGTGTTTGTGGTTGAATCAATAGGTGTCAAAATATCAGACCCATCAAGTTTGACATACTTAACGCCATTTGATTCTGTTATCGTACCGTATGAAACGGTCTCTGTTTTTTTATTTTGAGAATTGTCATATGTAATCTTAGCAAATTGTGATAGAAGTTCATCTTCTAATCGCATTATCTCACCTCCGTATAATTTCCAGGGATGAAAGTGAGTCTTTCTGGTTCCCATAATTTTGAAACGAATCTTGCTTTCTCTGAGACTGAACAGGCTGTATCACAATGGATACTTTGACTTATGATACGAGCCCTAATATTATTCAAGTTAAATCTCGTATAATTGAGTCGTACACAATCACCTGGTTTAACTGGACAATATCCGTGTTCATAAGTAACAGTATACTCGAGTGTGGATAGGCTCTTAAGTAACTGATTTGCATACGTATTTATCCGTCCCTGTGTAGGATCACCGATCAAACTAGGATTCGTTTCTCTATAAGTAATCTCCCTTCCTCTATTAACTGTCGAAGTAGGACTGTTTACATCATCATTTACGACTCGTGCGTAATAGCTTTCTTTACCATCAGAATATATAACCTCGACCACATTAGGTATGCCATACATATCGTGATTTACAGTTATCTCAGGATATAAAATTGAAGCATTGGAATCGTCAAATGTCCATACAGGAGATAATGTATCATCTTCCTGAATTGGAGAAAATAATATTCGTCCCATCTCGTCCAGATCGTATTCGTACTTATTATATGATAGCAGATCTTTACAATAAGATAACCAAGTATCCCCAGATTCTGCTACAAAATTGGAGAATAACTTAGTAGAGGATTGAGCTTGAACAACTGGTGCTCTGGCTTTTTCCCTAACCAAGTTATAAACATTCTCCATCACATTTTCATCTTTTTTAGTGTAATACCCCACTGGCACAGTATTCTCTTTCAACTCAATAAGAGGTGTATACGCATCTAAGGACTCTGTTCTTATCTTACCGTCAAACTTAGAAGACGGGGATTCAACAAGAAAAGTGCCAAGCGGGAATCTCTCTCTAATTCCATTTTGAATTGTTATGAGATAGACTCGTATGTAACATTCTGAGATACCGCCGACAATATCTATTGTGGCAGAGCCTAAGGTATCAGCAGTTGAATCTCTGGATATAGTGCATCCAGTTACATTCTTAAGCTGTTTTCGATCCATCCAAGTAGCCGGATCTACCTCGTAATATTCGAATGTACGAGTCATTGATTTAGTCCAATCTGGCATTTAAACACCTCCTTCAACTCGAGTTATTGTAAAGGTAACCGGTATGGTCACTTCGCAATGTTTTTGACTAAACGATACATTAATAGATGCCCAATACCCACTTCCTGATGGTTCACGCACATACACGTCTCCCATATAAACAGAAAGTCGTCTTAAAGTATATAATGTATCTTTATCACTTTTTGGTATCTCAACAGACCAAGTAGCTGTTTCACCAAGCTGTGTTCCATAATAACTAACTGGTCTTTTTCGTCCAGCATACTTAACACCTGTAACATCTGGGCTTCGATTATCAGATACATCTACATTGTATGGTATCTTCAGCATAGATCCACTCCAAGGCGGTTGTTCAAGCATGTCTTCACTTGAAGCGTCAAATTCAGACCAGTCTTCATCCCATTGTATAACTACAGAAGACTCATTTACTGCGACACCAGGAATATCAATAAATCCTATCTCACCTGTAGAATCTAACGTAGCTACAATTCTATACCGAGCAAAATCAAGAGCTGGATGAGGGTCAGTTACAAAATTTGTTTCTGAATTCTCAACTCCAAATGCCACCTCGGTAAAACTACCATCAAATTCTCGTCTGTATACGGATAATGTTACACCGTTTACGATTGTTCCGTCATCTCTTACTTCTGTGTAGTATGATCCATCTGAAGAAATATAAACCTCATCACCTTCAGTCGTATAGGTATCGTCTACCACTGTCCCAGTAGGAGATTCCAAAACAGTTTCGGTACGAGTATAAGTTCCAGCACTCTCATCATATGTTACTGAATAGTATGTATATGTGTACTGAAGACAGTAAGGATGAATGTAAGCTGATAAACTGTCCGTATCAATTGTAACTTCTGCATTAGGAACTATCTCCTCGTCAGACCAAGAAACTGTAATTGATGATTCTGCAGTAGTAGTCAATCCAGAATTCATAGCTACAACGCAAGTGACAGAATATAGAACATTATTCTCAAGATTA